ACTGGGCAGAGACTCATTGACAAAAACCACTAAATGTAGTATAATATTATCAATTTAACAAAGAGGCAAAAACCATGACAGAACTAAAACCAGTAACACTAAACTGCGAAATCTTTTGGGCTTTTATGCAAGAGCCTAACCGTATGTCTAACAAGTATCAGATTGACCTAGTCAACCTATCAAAGGCTGCTGCTGATGCTTTAGAGATGCGCGGCATCAATGTTCGTCGCAAGGACGGAAAAGGTGACTACATCACTGTAAAGTCTAAGAATCCCATTCGTGCTTACGACAAAAACGGTGAAGAGATCAAAGGTGTATTAGTAGGTAACGGCTCCCTTGGTAAAGCTGTAATTGGCTATTACGACTGGAAGAACCCAGCAGGACAACAAGGACGTAGCCCTTCGCTGATGAAGTTGGTCATCACTGACCTAGTCATCTACGGCGGCGGCCCAGAAGTTAAAGAGGCTGATCTGGAAGAAGCGTTGTGATTTTAATTGACGCTGACATCTTAGCCTACCGCATAGGCTGGTCATGTAACTCAGAAGATGAAAGCACAGCCGTCAGAACTCTTGACGGCTTTATCATCGACTTACTAACCCTACATTTAGGAGCTGACGAAGAAGACTCTGAATACGTCCTCTATCTAACTGGTAGAGGCAACTTCAGGAAAGAGTACGCTGTCACAGCAGAGTACAAAGCAAACAGAAAAGACAAAGAGAAGCCAGTGCATGTACAGGCGCTACGAGACCACATGATTGCTAAGTGGGCTGCTGTAGTAACTGAAGGCGAAGAAGCAGACGATGCTATTGCTATAGCTGCTACCAAGTATGGCGACAAAGCCATCATGGTGTCATTAGACAAGGACTTCGATCAAATAGAAGGCTGGCATTACAACTTTGTAAAACGCAGTAAATACTATGTAACCAAAGAAGAAGGCTTAAACTTTTTCTATCGTCAAATACTGATGGGTGACCGCATTGATAACATCATAGGCATCTACGGCATTGGAGAGAAGAAGTCAGCGAAGCTGCTAGAGGACTGCAAGACAGAGAAGGACTACTACGACAAGTGTGTAGAGATGCTAGGCAGTGAGGAACGTGTCCTAGAGAACGGCAGACTGTTGTGGCTGCGACGCTACGAAGGCCAAATATGGGAGTTTAAAAATGACTAATAGAGTAGGCGAGTACATAATACACAACACAACAGACGCAGACCCCGTAATCATACAGGATGCTATAAACACTTTAAACAGTCTAGGAAAAAGTAAAGTGTATCCATACGGCAATGGGCAGCTTTGTTTTCACCACAAAGGAGATTATTTTTTTATCTCTCCTTATACTTTTAAATGGGCTCCAAGACACCGCGCCCATCAAAAATGGAGGAAGCCTAGAGATTTAAGCATAAAAGGTTGTTTTGAAGATATAAACGGGTGGTGCGAATACAAAAAAAGGAAACAACTTGAAAACAGTCAATAACGGAAGATGGACAGACGCGCGTTTTAAATCCTTCATAATCTCAGCCTTGCGCGGCGCTCATGGTAAGTGGGGCGTTAAGCACGATGCTAAGAAGAAGGCTTGGGTCAGCAGAGGTGTGTACAAATGCGCCTCTTGCGCCAAGCTAGGGCCAGCTACATTGCCACCACTTGAAGGAAATAAGCGCAAACGAAACAATGCAGCAGTAGACCATATAAACCCTGTAGTTGATCCAGTAGTAGGCTTTGTTGACTGGAACACTTACATCAACAGGATGTTCTTAGAGATAGAGGGTTATCAAGTGCTGTGTTACAAATGCCATGCTGACAAAACAGCGGCAGAACGACTAAGAAGGAAAAAGAAATGCAACAATTAGACATGCTATCAAGAAACTCAGACCCAGTTACTAGCAGACTAGCGGCACGTGAGCTGTTAGAGTCTGGCGCTTTAGATACACAGCGCTCTTTTGTATATAATGTGCTGTCACAGAACGAAGGACTCACAAGCAGAGAGTTAGCTGCTCTGGTAGGTGGGGACAAACACGAAGAACGCGCACGTTTTAGCAGAAGACTTCCTGACTTAAAAAACCTAGGTCTTGCTAAACAAGGTGAGCCTCGTCTTTGTACTTCATGTAATAGAACGTGCGTCACTTGGTATTTAGCAGAAGGTATATACAATGACTAAACACTTAGTGATACCAGACACACAAGTAAAGCCAGACCAGTCTGTCGATCATCTTCGCTGGGCTGGTCAGTACGCAGCAGAGAAGAAGCCAGAAGTTATTATTCACATTGGCGATCATTGGGACATGCCTAGCCTCAGTAGCTATGACGTAGGCAAGAAAAGCTTTGAAGGTAGACGTTACATCAAAGACATCGAAGCAGGTATAGCAGGCATGGAAGCCTTTTTAGAGCCTATACGAACTGAGCAGGCACGTCTGAAGCATAACAAGTGGAAGCAGTGGAACCCTCGTATGGTGTTTACACTAGGCAACCACGAGAACCGCATCACACGCGCTGTAGAGTCTGACCCAAAGTTAGACGGTCTGCTGAAGTTTGAAGACCTGAAGCTTGAAGAGATGGGCTGGGAAGTTATACCGTTTCTACAGCCAGTGGTTATTGACGGCATAGCCTATTGCCACTACTTCACCAGCGGTGTCATGGGCAGACCTGTCAGCAGTGCCAAGCTGATGTTAACTAAGAAGTACATGAGCTGTGTTATGGGACACGTCCAAGACAGAGACATAGCCTACGGACGCAAAGCAGATGGCACTAACATGCTTGGTTTGTTTGCTGGCATCTACTACAGACACGACGAAGACTACTTGACACCACAGACCAACGGAAGCTGGGCAGGTATCTGGATGTTGAATGAAGTAGCCAACGGAGGTTGTGACGAGTTACCAGTTAGTATAAACTATCTGCAACAACGCTACGGAGATTAGCAATGTCATTGACTTATTATGAGCTGCTAGATAGAATGGAACAGTTGGACGAGATTACGTTAGTAGAGATACTGGAGCTAACATCTAAGGAAATAGTTGCAGCTTTTTCAGATAGAATAAACGATAATTTTTATGAATTAGTAGAGGATTTTGAAGATGAGCATTAACTCAACAACACCAGAAATGTGGGACGCACTGCGTAAGAAGCATTCACCTATTGAGAACAACTTGCTAACAAACGCACTAAATAGCTACGCAGCAGAAGCAGAGAAAGAAGCTGAAGACATGGTGACAGCACCGCGTCATTACAACACAGGCAACATAGAGTGTATTGATGCAATAGAGGAGTCCATGTCCAGTGTTGCATTCAAAGGCTATCTCAAAGGCAACTGCATGAAGTACCTGTGGCGCTATGACTACAAAGGCAAGCAGGTAGAAGACTTAAAGAAAGCTGGTTGGTACTTACAGAAATTGACAGAGATGGTTATAGAGGAGAATAAATAATGGGGATTAACAAGGCAACTTGGAAAATAGTTAGTCTTTCAAATTCGATACAAGAGTTAGCGTGGTTACTTGGAGATGATGTAGATTACGAGGATGTTCTTAAATCTCTTCAGGTGTCTGGTCTTATTTCCCAAAAACTAGCACTTGACGTAGAAGATAATGATTTTTTTGTAAGGCTTAATTACGGTGATGAAGAAAACGATTACAACGAGGAAGAACACTTAGGCTGTCAGAACTTTCCTGTTTGTGATACTGAAGGTTGCGGAGGAGGTAAATAATGAATCACTGGGATAAAACTAAACAAACAATACATATCGACGCGGCTGACTCAGAGCAAGGATACGCCAACGCTTAATTGAACTAGGCTGGACTACACCGCCAGAAGCATAACTTGAGCTAGACTTAAATATTAAACAAGAGGAAGTATAATGAATCAGTATCAACAGTTTATACACAAGAGTCGCTACGCACGTTGGATGCCAGAAGAGAAACGTCGTGAGCGCTGGGACGAAACAGTCAACCGCTATGTAAACTTCTGGGTTGATCGTGGTCAGCTAGACGACAAGACAGCACTAAAGCTTTTTAACGCTATCCACAACTTAGATGTTATGCCGTCCATGCGCTGTATGATGACAGCAGGGCCAGCATTAGCTAAGGACAACGTAGCAGGCTTCAATTGTAGTTATTTACATATTGACTCACCGCGTAGCTTTGACGAGCTTATGTACGTTCTTATGTGCGGCACAGGCGTAGGCTTCAGCGTAGAGCGTAACTTCATTAACAAGCTCCCTGTAGTGGCTGAGACATTCCACCCAACAGACAGCGTCATTGTCGTAAGCGACAGCAAGATTGGTTGGGCTTCAGCGTTCCGTGAGCTGATTGCAATGCTGTACGCTGGTAAAGTCCCAAAGTGGGACACGCACAAGATTAGACCTGCTGGCGCTCGACTGAAGACTTTTGGCGGTCGTGCAAGCGGCCCTGATCCGCTGATTGATCTGTTCAATTTCTGTGTGGGTATGTTCCAGAAGGCCGCAGGACGTAAGCTCACGAGCATCGAGTGCCATGACATCTGCTGTAAAATAGCGGACATTGTAGTGGTCGGTGGTGTACGTAGATCAGCATTGATTAGCTTGTCTAACTTGTCAGACCCGCGTATGGCGAAAGCTAAGTATGGCAACTGGTGGGACACAGAAGGGCAGCGTAGGCTTGCTAACAACTCTGTAGCCTATACAGAGAAGCCAGACTTTGAATCGTTCTTGTCAGAGATGCAGAGCATGTACGAAAGCAAAGCAGGTGAGCGTGGTATCTTTAGCCGCATCGCAGCTAAGAACATTGCAGCCCGTAATGGACGTAGAGACGCTGACCAAGACTTTGGAACTAACCCATGCTCTGAGATCATCCTGCGTAGCAACCAGTTCTGTAACTTGTCTGAGATCGTTGTACGCGCAGAAGACACGCTGGACACACTAAAGTCTAAGGCAGAAGTAGCAGCCATCATAGGCACGTTACAAGCCACTCTGACAGACTTCCGTTACCTGCGTAGCTGTTGGAAGAAGAACACAGAAGAAGAAGCTCTGCTGGGCGTTAGCATGACAGGTATTATGGATCAT